CAAAGATACGACCAACCCCTCGGGATCCAGAAGAATGGGATCCGACGCCGGGTCGTTTTCGACTTATACCGTCATGGACAGCAGGAGGTTTGGTTGCTACCTCAGCCGCATCCAGCATTGCGATCATCTTGGGGTTGCAATATGGAATCCCTCTGGTGCTTGGTGCTATTCGAAATGCACGCAAGAATCGTGGGAAAACGCTTCTTGATGATGAGCAGTTTAATCAGCTCATGGATCAGTATTCGCAACTGATCAAGCTCGTTGAACAAAACGGCAAGACTCCTCCGGACATCAAATCCTAAGCGGAGCAGCGCCATGGCCGACATGCTTCGTGCAGGCCAAGAATGGCTCGCCAACCAGCTCAAGACTCATGCGTCTAGCACGGTGGTCTATCTGAGGGGTGCCAACCAAACCAGCGTCACGGCCATCATCGGCCGGACGCTGATGAAAATCGAGGACGGATACGGTGGCGTTCACATGCAATGGACCGACCGTGATTTTCTCGTTTCACCTGCGGAATTGGTACTCGCCGGTTCTCAGGTCCTGCCGGAACGTGGTGACACGATCCGCGAAACCGACAACGGCAAAGTTTACATCTATGAGGTCAACGCCCCTGGGGGCGAGCCACCTTGGCGATGGTCGGACCCACACCGAAGACTTCTTCGCATTCACACCAAACAGATCGGGATCGAGTAATGCCGGCAAGTATCGTCGCAATCGCAGATGCAGTGACCGCTGAACTGAACGGGAATTCGTTCAGTCAGCCATTCACTGCGCAGCGGCTTTACTTGCCGGTCTTTGATCTGCAAGGGATGTCGCAGCTGAAGGTCACGGTGGTCCCAAAGGGAATCATTAGTGCATCGCTAGATCGCTCGCGAGACAGCTTCGATTACCAGATCGATGTGGCAGTCCAAAAGAAAACACCCAATGAAATCGAAGCTATCGATTTGCTGATGCTCGTGGTCGAAGAGATCGCCGATTACTTCCGATCCAACACGCTATCGAGCTTCCCTGGGGCTCGTTGCACCAGCGTGGAAAACTTGCCGGTCTATGCTCCCGACCATTTGCACGAACTACGTCAATTCACCAGCGTCCTGACTCTTACGTTTCGCCTTTGGAGATAACCGATGACCACCGGAGACGTTGGCCCATTCCGCATGCAGTTCACCAATTCGCGTGGAGTCACCCGAGAGATTCCTGGCTTGGATGACGTGGACGACATGTTCAAAGTCAAATCGATCCAGAAGAAGTTCCGCGATTCCTGGACTCGAACTCTGACGGACCTTTGGGATCTGACCACCAGCGGTGGATCCACGGCGAGCGTCTCCGGTGGCGTCCTAACCATCGGATCTGGAACAACCGCAGGAGGGTACGTCGAGCTGCTCTCGAAAGACACGTTCACGATTCCATTTCGAGCGATGATTGCGGTTCAATCCGGAACTCCTCGCCAAGCCAATACGCATCACATCATCGAAGCCGTCTCGGTGGACCCAACTACCGGAATACCGGATGGCAAGCACAGCCTGAACATCGACTTTGGCGGTGCGGCGAATATGACTGCTAGCAATATGGTTTATAGCGTGCAAAACGGCGGACTGACCCCACTTCCCTCCGCGCCATCATCGATTGTCACCACCGTCAGTTACACAATTCTCGAACTCGAACCATTCTCCGACGAATGCTACTTCCACTCCCGAGCGATGGATTCGACCGGTGGACGCTCGAACTCGTACGTTCGGCATCAACAGATTCCAGATCCGACCGCCACCTACAAAATCCGCATCCGCTCGATGAATCATCAAGGTTTCAAGGCGATTTCGGGCGCGGGCGCTGGACCTGGCAATGTCATCCGTCTTACGTCGACCGCACATGGATACACCGGAACACCAACTCTGTGGGTAGATCATCTCGCAGGTGTTACAAACAATGGAGCTACCGTTCGTGGCAATTACTCCGCCACGGTGATCGACCCCAATACGATTGATCTAAACGGCACCGTGTTTGGAGGTTCATACGTTGTAGGTTCCGGTCACGTTGCCCTCGCTGCCGCACCAGCTGCGAACATCAATTTCCAATCCCAATTCATCAATTGCCAGGATTACGCGGAACTCACCGCTGAAATCACTGCGGGTCGTGGCCAAACCGTCGTCGGTCAAGGTGTGGGGGTGATCCTTACCGGTGCGACCGCAACCACGACCAACATCGGAACCGTCACAGCGAACGTTATCGGACAGGCGGCCCACGATGCTGTTATCTCGGGTAATCCTGTGCGCGTCGCAGGGCGAGCGCAGACAGCAGCGTACGCGAGCGTCGCGACCGGTGATGTGGCTGACTTGGTTTCTACGTTGCAAGGTGTACTGGTAACGCGTCCGTGGCAAATTCCCGAACTTGAATGGTCGTATGTAGCTGCTGCGGGTGGTGCGATCAATACGACGGATGTCCCCTTGGTTGCCGCAGCGGGTGCGAGTCTGCGTCGCTACATCTGCTCGATGCAACTCTCGAACAACTCGGCAGTCGCCACCGAAGTCGTCCTCAAAGACGGAGCAACGATCATTTGGCGAGGTCACTTGCCTGCCAACGCTCCGATGTCGGAGATCATCTTCGAGAACCCACTCAAGACCACGGCCAATGCGGCCCTGAACTTTGCGTGCATCACCACCGGTGCTGCGGTCTACGTCAACGCACAAGGATTCACCGCACCGTAAGGGCAACCATGATCGGCGTTAAAGTCACCACGAAGAAATCGATCGACAAAGTGAAACGCAGGGCGCAGCAAGGCAACTTCAAAAGCCTTGGACATGCGGCTGCGACCATTCGTTTGGTGGCTCGTCGCTCCATCCGTAGACGCCAGACGGCTGCAATGCCAGGTAGTCCACCCAACACACGTCGTGGCCAGCTCAAGCGATCGATCATGTATGCAATCGACAAACAGCGTGGCGTGGCCCTCATCGGACCTGACTTCGATGTGATTGCCACCGCTGGCAAAGCCCATGAGTTTGGTGGCAAGTTTCGACGTGAGCATTACCCCAAACGACCGTTCATGGGACCAGCCCTAGAAAAAGTCAAAGACCGATTGCCACCTATGTGGGCTGGCAGCATTCGATAAGGAGAAGATGCGATGGGTGTAAAACTAGGACTCGATGCAAGGCTCTATATGAACTCAGGGACGTACGCGAGCCCCACTTGGTCGGGACTCAATACCGTTCGTGACCTAACACTGAACCTGGAAACGGGTGAAGCCGACGTGTCGACTCGATCCAATCAAGGATGGCGAGCAACGGTAAGCACCCTCAAGGATGCGTCGTTGGAATTCGAGTTGGTCATTGACCCAGAAGATTCCGGATTCACTTCGGTTGTCAACGCGTTTCTCCAAAACGAGCCGATTGAATTTGTCGTTCTCGACGGACCTGTCTCTGGGCCAGAAAGTATTGGTTCCCAGGGACTACGGGCCACGTGTCGCATCGCAAGTTTCTCTCGGAACGAGGCACTCGAAGAAGCGATTACCGCCTCGGTTACTGCCAAGCCAACGTACTCGGAAAATCCACCGAGCTGGATGTCGATCGGCTAATCCCCTGGGCGCTACTTTCTCTTAGAGTTTGAGGTTTTAGAACATGCACAGTTTTGTGGATAACTCCCGACGGACTTGGGAAGTCGCGATCAACGTGACGGCCGTCAAGCGGATCCGTGGCTTGCTTGGGATCGATCTTTACGCACTGGTCGACGACGGATTCAAGTCGCTCTCAAAACTCGTCTCCGATCCGGTCACGCTTGCCGATGTGTTGTATTGCTTGTGCAAAGACCAAGCAGACAGGCAATCGATCACCGACGAGGATTTCGGCAGAGCACTCTCGGGGGATGTGATCACCCAGGCGGCCGATGCATTCGTTGAGGAACTCATCGATTTTTTCCCAGATGCCCGCGCCAGGGCGAGCCTTCGCAAGGCGATCGAAGCGGGCAAAGCGGTTTGGGACAAAGTGATAAGTCACGCGGAGAAGATCCTCGACTCGATCAACCCCGAAACCGAAGCGCAGAAGTGGATCAACTCGTCTGGCACTTGGCCGGCGTCCTCGGGATCGACCCAGGACCATTCAGCCTCCGAGAGCTAATCGCCATGGGGGAAGCTCGAAGCCAGGTGCTCTGGAGTCACACCTCCAGCGTCCTGGCGATGCTTGCCAACATCCATCGCGATGCGAAACGTTCGAAAGTCTACCACCCTGCGGATTTCAATCCGCATGCCAAGAAACGAATCCAGCCTCGCACGGTGGTTGGGATCGAAGCCTTAAAGCATATCTTCATCGATCGCCAAAGTGAGTTGCAATAGTTATGGCATCTAGTTCGAGCATCAAAGCCGGTGCAGCCTACATCGAGCTCTACACCAAAGACTCGCGTCTGGTGAAGGGGCTAAACGATGCAGCCAAAAGGCTCGATGCCTTTGGCAAAAGTCTCCAAGGGATCGGCACGAAGATGGCCATGCTCGGTGCGGGGATCGTCACCCCACTGGCCGGCGCTGCCAAGGTCTTTGCCGACATGGGGAGCGATATGGTCGACATGAGCCAGCGCACCGGCGTGTCGGTCGAAGCTCTCTCAGAACTGGGGTTTGCTGCAGAGCAATCCGGTGCTGACCTCGGAACACTCGAAGGCTCCCTCAAAAAGATGCAGAAAATGCTCTTTGATGCGGCATCCGGTTCGCAAGCGGCACAGGAAACCCTCGCATCGCTGGGCCTCAGTGTTGCGCAACTTTCCAAGTTATCGCCCGACGAGCAATTCAAGGTGATTGCCGATCGGATGTCTCAAATCACCGATCCGACACTGAAAACCGCCACCGCGATGGCGATCTTTGGCAAGTCAGGCACACAGCTTCTGCCAATGTTATCGAGCGGTGCGCAAGGAATCGAGGAGCTGCAGCAACAAGCCCGCGATCTGGGGCTCACCATGGCAACCGACGATGCCCAAGCCGCAGAAGCCTTTGGGGACCGTATCGATGTGTTGTGGAAAGTTCTCAAAAAGGCCGTCTTTACGATAGGATCAGCCTTGGAGCCGGTTCTCTCAGCCATGATCGATTCGACCGTTCGAATCGTCGTGG